ATAGAAACATCTAAGGAAAATGGTAAGCTAGGTGGTAGACCAAAAAAACCTAGCCATAAACCTAAACATAACCTAGACCATAACCTAAACCATAACCTAAACACCCCCCTAGACGAAACCCCCATACCTATACCTATACCTAAACCTAATACCAATAAACTTACTAAAGTAAGTTATAGTTCTTATTTTTTAAAGTTTTGGGAAAGTATACCCAATAAGGTGAGTAAGGGCATAGCTGAAAAGAACTACCTTAAAATTGAAAAAGAATGGCTAGAACAACCAGAAAAACTAGCAAAAATGTATAAAAAATATTATAATTCCATAGAGGATAAGCAATTTGCTAAACAACCTGCTTTCTGGTTATCGGCTAAAAAGTATTTAGATGAGCAACCCAAGAAACAAGATAACAGCCCTGCTGACCCTTACATCAATAGGCTAAATATGTTTAAAGATGCGATACAAAACAAAAAGGACTCAAGTTTTATCAAGGGTTATGCACAAAGGTATCCAAGCGATGTTGAAAGGGCAATAGGCGAGGGTCAGTTTACAAAAGACCAAGCAAAACAATATTTAGATTTTAGGGGGTAAAAATGATGAGTTTAATTAAAGGTTACACAACTGTTTTCCAATGTATAGGAGATGCTTACTCGCAAAGGGATGTACAAAGGTTCTATTATGGTTATCAGCTTTGCATAAGGGCAAAAACTGATATGAAAGCCTTGCATAAATACTTGTTAAATAGGTATAATTTTAACAGAAACTTATGTTTTAGGATGTTAAAAAAAGCGAGGGCTAAATGAAATTTAATAAAATTAGAAATACCTACACCGATTTAAAAGAACTGCATAAAGAGCTAAAGGCAAAAAAAACAGAACCAGAAGAAGAAAGGTTTGAAGATGTTTCAGAAGAGCTTGCTGAATTAGATAGGTTTGGAAAAGTGCATTATTCTTGTTATTCGGATTATTACACAATGGCTAGAAATAGAAACGGAGATGAAAGAGCCTTTCCATCTGGTTTAACAGCTAAGAACAGAAACTACACATATTAGGGGTACAATCATACCACAGATAACATTTACCCCTACTGTATGGCTCTTAAATCGAGATGTATTTATATAAATTACTAGATTTTTGCAGAAATATTAGTTAAATCTAAAATACCGAACACATGGGTAAGTGGATATGGCAAGACCAAAAAAATATAATATTGATAAAGAAGAGATTTATAAACTAGCATCTTATGGATGTACCAATGTAGAAATAGCTGATTTCTTTGGGTGTGATGAAAGCCTTATTAGAAAGAGTTATTCCGAAAATCTGATAAAAGGTAGGGCAAACGTAAAAATAAGGCTAAGACAGCTACAATGGGATTCAGCAGAAGCAGGTAATGTTACTATGCAGATATTCTTAGGAAAGAACATTTTAGGTCAGAAAGATAGGTTTGAAGAAAACGAAACTGAAGAACCTTTGCAATGGTCTTATGATTAATGGCATTATCAATACCTCAAAAAGAAGTCATTACAGATAAATCAAGATTTAGAGTATTAATAACAGGTAGAAGATTTGGAAAAACCTATTTAGCTATTAATGAATTAGCTAAGTTTGCAAGTCAGCCTAACAAAAGAGTTTGGTATGTTGCACCTAGTTATAGGCAAGCTAAAGCTATTTGTTGGAGTGAGCTTAAAGACAAATTAATAGAACATAAATGGGTAAAGAACATAAATAATAGCGATTTAACCATAACATTAAGAAATAATTCAAAGATAACTCTTAGAGGTGCAGATAATGAGCAGTCATTAAGAGGTGTTGGCTTAGATTTTATTGTTTTAGATGAATTTGCAGATATACACAAAGAAGCATGGTTTGAGGTGCTTAGACCTACACTTTCAGACAAAGAGGGTCATGCTCTATTCTGCGGAAGCCCTAGAGGTTTTGGAAACTGGTCATATGAGCTTTATAAGCTAAGTGAAACAAATAAAGATTGGTCATCATTCAAATATACAACCTTAGAGGGTGGTAATGTAAGTGATGAAGAAGTAGAGCAAGCCAAGCAAGACCTTGATATAAGAACATTCCAACAAGAGTATGAAGCAACTTTTGTTAATTATTCTGGGATGATTTATTATAACTTTGATAGACAAAAAAATATTATAGATAAGTTTGATAAAGAATACCCAGTTTTACATATTGGTTTAGACTTTAACGTAGACCCTATGACTGCTGTAGTTTGTTATGTGATTAATCAGACAATAATAGTTGTTGATGAGATACAAATATATTCATCAAATACTCAAGAAATGTGTGATGAAATAAGGAATAGATACAAAAATAAACAGATAATAGTTTACCCAGACCCTAGTGCTAGACAAAGAAAAACGTCAGCAGGTGGATTTACTGATATAAGTATATTGAAAAATGCAGGATTTGATGTAAAATGTAGAAATACAGCACCTCTTGTGAGGGATAGGATTAACTCAGTTAATTCAAAACTTAAAAATGTGAATGGTAAAAACAATCTGTTTATTCTAAATTCTTGCAAAAATGTAATAAAAAGCATAGAAAGACAGATATACAAAGAGGGAACACATATACCAGATAAGGATAGTGGATATGACCACATGAATGATGCTCTTGGTTATTTAGTTGAGTTTAATTTCCCACTTAGACGGAATTTTGTTGCAAGCCCTCCTAAGAGGTGGAGTTAATGAAAGAATTTCTGCATAGCAAACATGATTTATGGCACTCAAATATATCTAATTGGGAATTTTACATAAGAAGTTATCTAGGTGGTAACGATTACAAAAATGGTTATTACTTACACAGATACATTTTAGAAACTCCAGAAGAATATGATGCTAGAGTAAGACATACACCAGTAGACAATCATTGTAAGAATGTTGTTCAAATATACACTAGTTTTTTATGGCGAGTACCACCTACAAGAGATTATGGCGATTTAGATGGTGACCCACAATTAGCTTCATTCATAGAAGATGCTGACCTAGATGGCAGAAACTTTAATACTGTAATGCGAGAAGTTCAAATGAATGCTAGTATTTATGGTAATTGTTGGGTTGTAGTAGATAAACCGCAATCAAATGCTAAGACTAGAGCAGAAGAACTGGCTCAAGATATAAGACCTTATATTTCGATATATACACCAGAGAATATTGTTAACTGGAGCTATAAAAGGTCTGCTAGTGGTAGGTTCTATTTAGATATGTTGATGGTTATTGAAGACATAAATGCACAAAGAGCTATAATTAAAGTTTTCACAGAAGAAACTATATCAACATATGAGTTTGAGGATTATACAGAAGAATATACAGATAAAGAGCCTAAACTTATTGAAGAAATACCAAATGCTATAGGTAAAATACCCGCTGTTAATGTGTATAATCTTAGAGGTGCTAAAAGACCTATTGGTATAAGTGACCTTGCAGACGTAGCTTATTTACAGCAATCAATTTATAATGATTATTCAGAAAAAGAACAATTAATTAGATTAGCCAATCACCCTAGCTTAGTTAAGACACCTAATGTTGAAGCTAGTGCAGGTGCAGGTGCTATTATAGAAATACCAGAGGATTTAGATTCAGCCTTAAAACCTTACATAATTCAACCTAGTGGGCAAAACCTAGAGGGCATTATGAAATGTATTCAAAGTAAAGTTGAAGCTATTGATAGAATAACACACATGGGTTCAGTAAGAGCTACAGGTTCACAGATAGCTAGTGGGATAGCCTTACAAACAGAATTTCAGTTATTAAATGCTAGATTGTCAGAAAAAGCCGATTATTTAGAAAATGCTGAGGAACAGATATGGGCTTTGTTTGCTAAATGGCAAGATAGAGAATGGAATGGTTCTATTAATTACCCAGATACATTCGATATTAGAGATTGGGCTAACGACCTTACTTATTTACAAATGGCTAAAGCATCTGGCATAAAATCTGAAACATTTAACAAAGAAATAGATAAACAAATAGCTGAAGCAGTCATAGATGATAACGAAACAATCAAAACAATTAATGATGAAATAGATGCTACTAGAACAACTATAGGGCAGTTCCAAACTACAGAAGTAGAGGGTCAGACAGTTGGCGAAGAAACGTAAAACTCCGAAAGACAAAAAAACCAAAATACCTAAGAAATATTTATCTGGGTTAAAAGGTGCTAAAAGAAATCAAAGAGCTAGTCTTATAAAGCAAGTAAGTTCTTTATATAAATCTGGTGCAAGAATACCTTTAGCTTTGTTAAAGAGGAGAACTGGTTAGTGGCTGTTAAAAGAAAACCATTGTCAGCTAGAGTTGTTACTACACTCAAGGCAAAAGCTAAAAAATCTAAACTATTTAATTTAACCGATTTAAAGGCTAGTTTTCGTAGAGGGCAAGGAGCTTTTCTTTCAAGTGGCAGTAGACCTAAGATACCAATGCAAGCGTGGGCTATGGCTAGAGTAAACAAGCTAATAAGCAGAGGTAAGTCTGGAAGCTTTGATAAGGATATAATTTTAAGAGCCAGTAAAAGAAAGAAGAAAAAGAAATGACTTTTGCAAGTTTAAATAATGCACCTTTTGGTTTAGGGCTACAGCAAGGTCTTGTAAATAGATTTAGTGGAATACATAAGTTTGGCTTAAATACTGCTGTTGGTAGTTCTTTTGAGACTATCTGGGATGGTAATAATGTATATTCCTATGCTTCAACAGGAACAGCTACAGCCACATCAAGTGATACAGATGACAATACAGGCACAGTACAGATTGATGGATTAGATGAAAATTATGATTTGGCTTCAGAGGTTTTAACAATAGGTGGTAGTGCAGGAAGTACAACATTTAGCAGGGTATTTAGGGCTTTTATGAAAACTGCTAATACTGGTGATGCTAATGTTGGAGATATAACTATAACAGTTTCATCTACTACTGTAGCCAAGATACAAGCAGGGTATGGTCAGACCCTTATGTGTGTTTATACAGTTCCTAGAAACTATGTTGCTTATCTAATGCAAATAGATGTAGGCAGTTCTAAAGATTTAGAAAATGAAATAAGGTTTATAACAAAAGAAATATCTAATGGTAATGTTTGGAACACAAAAGCATTTGTTACAACTAGAGGTGGATTTATAGAAAAAAATTATATTATTCCAGTAAAGATAGAAGAAAAAACAGATATTGAGTTACAGGGCAAAGCTAGTGCAACTTCTGCTATTTCCGCAGGGTTTGAGCTAATTCTGCAAGATAAAAATGAATGATTTTAAATTATGCCCTAAATGTAAATCTCATGCTCCAGAAACGGAATTGAAAAATGTTTTTAAGTGTGTTGTTTGTGGTTTAATAATTAACGAAAGATTAGACGATAGGAAAGAAGATGGCGAAGTATAGAGGTAGAGAAGTAAAACTAAACAAACCTTTTAGGCTATCTACTGCTGAATCAAAACGTAAAAAGTTTGGTGTATATGTTAAAAACAAATCTACTGGTAATGTTAAAAAGGTAACATTTGGTGCTAGAGGTATGTCTATTAAAAAGAATATACCTGCAAGACAAAAATCTTTTCTAGCTCGTATGGGTGGTGTTTTAAAAGAGGTAAAAGGGCAAAAGACACTTAGCCCTGCATACTGGTCTATAAGGGCATGGAAAAAAGACTTTCCATTATAATAAATGTCCAGAATATTAGAAAAATTAGCTGACCAACACGAAGAAAGATTATTAAATGTTTTATACAATCTTGAAAATGACGTTGTTAAAGAGGTTACAAGGGCTAGTAAAGGTCAATTAGTTAGCCAAAGACTAGCAATACAGTTACAGCCTAAGATAAGACAAGCCATACAGGATAACTTTCTAAAAGAAGCTGATATACTCATTAATGATGAATATAACAAAATAGCTAAAGAGGTTCTTGATAATTTTGGTGAGCTAAAAATACCCAAAAAGTTTAAAAGCCTAACAGAAGTTGATTTGCAGACCATAAATGCACTTAAATTTCAGTCATTTAGTGGGTTTGAGGATATAGCTGAAAGATTTTTAAAAGTTATTAATGATGAGGTTTATCAGAGTGCAATAGCAGGTAGACCATTTGAGGATATGGTAAGTAATATTAGGTCTCATATTAATGGGGTTTATAAACAGTCAAATATAACTGAAATTAATGAATTAGTAGATTTTGTTAATGAAAATAAGTTTGATGTAAGCAAAAAAGCCCAAGTAGACGAAGCAATAAGAAAATTACACACTCAGTATGCCTCAGATAGGGCAGGAAACAACCTTAGAAGATATGCAGGACAAATAGCCCACGATTCAGTTATGCAGTTCCACGGGCAGTTTACAGTAGCTAAAGCCAAAGAAGCAGGAATAGATAAGTTTGCTTACACAGGCACTTTAGTTAGAGATAGCCGAGAATTTTGCCAAAGGATGCTTAATAGGGTTCTTACAGAAGAACAAATAAGAGAAATATGGAATACTCAAGGTTGGGCAGGTAAATCAACAGGAGACCCTTTTATTGTTAGGGGTGGTTATAGATG